AATCATTCCACATTGCTCCCATACCATGCGGGCATTTCAAGATCAGCGATTGGTTCGACGTGATCTTCGGGACAGTCCCAGTCCGCAGTCTTCCATTCGTGAAGTCGTATATCGTTTACTTTGGACGCAGCATCCAACCATTCTGTTGTGATTTCGCAGACACGCACCGGGTGAGGTGGGTTTGATCCAATGAATCCGATCATGACGCGGTGGACATTGATGCCACACTCAGTGCAAAGCCTCAGATAGAAAGCCATCTGCTCGATGTACCCGTAGTTGGCACACGTCCTGACCAAGTCATCGACCGCCATTGAACGACTGTTGGTCTTCAGGTCAAGCAAGCAGACACCGGCAGGCGTGTTGCAGAGTGCGTCGATTCGACCCTTGCAGTCGAGCCCTTGCATCTTGGTGAACAAAGACATCTCCGCAGTGTCATTCTGGGTGGCGTCCTCGACCATCGGGCCGAGAGTCGGGTGACTGTTGACCGCCTTCGCCATGCCCTCGATGGTGTTGGCTTGGTCTTTGGTCAGGACATCAGCCCCCTGCATGTTGAGCTGAAACCTTGCCCACTCTTCTTTGCCAGCCTTGGTCCGTCGATCCCCTGTCCATACCTTGAACTCACTCTTGAAGTGATGAGGGGTGAGGATTCGACTGTGCAAACCAGCGCCCAAAGACAAAGCACTGGACATGGGAGCAGGGTTGTCTGTCTCGTAGGTGACGGTTGCGGCTCCCCATCGTGAGAACGTGGCAAGCCTGTGCGATGAGACCCAAGGCAGTCCGACTGCGTGGTACTGGGCGCTCGACAATTGATCAGGGGCGTACACCCCATACTTTGGTCCGGTCATTTGACTCTCCTTAGATGTCGCCCGGTTGGGCTAAGCCTGACGGCAGCGGGTGGATGCTGCCGCCAAGCGGAGGGTGGGTTGTCGCCCCCGCCGCACAAGGCAGTGCGGGCCTTATCGGGGGCTAATGCCCTGCCTGACTTGCAACAGACAGAGCGTGTAAAAAAAGGAAAGTTGTCGCCCGAAGGCAAACCCGAAGGAGGCGTGCGAACACCTCCCTCGGAGAGAACTACCGACCAAAGTAGTTCGGGGAGTTTACTCAGCCCCTTCGGGTCGAGCAAGGCCAACGCTGGCAATCTCTGCCAACTGTTTGCCCAGGTCTGTGCCATCGTTCATCTCACGATTGATGGCGTTCATCAGGATGCTGCGTGCGATTTCAGCTCGGGAGAAGAGAATCTCCACTCCGCCAGCAGCCTCCATAATCCGTGCTGCCTCATGCTCTGCCCACACATCCAGTTGATCGAGGATGGTTTGGCTGACCCGCAGGCCGAGGTAAGGCTTTGATGTGTTTTCGTTGGTGGTAGTCATCTGATTTCTCCTGTTCTGAATTGTTCGTTGAACTTGTCCGCTTCTTTCTTCCACTCACGCTTGTCCGCATCTTTCTTCCAGTCACGCCAGTGGGCAGACAGTTTCTTGAGTTTGAATTGCAGCATGCGAATCTGGTACATCTTGAGGACACGACCCGCCGCAAACTTGAAGTCACCGGCGTGCATCTCCTCGATGTGTTCGTAGAACTTACGCACGTCAGCCTCAAGCCTTGCGTAGTACCCATCGAACAGGCGGAGCATCATGTCCCGCTCACTGACTGAGAAGGGTACTTGCTGCGGGAAGTTGCCGTCAGGGAATCTGTCCCACTTAGGTTCCTGATGGTACGCAGGCTCAGGCAATCCGAGCGGCTGCTCGCACAAGTCCACGATCTCTTCGTCGTCATAGTCGATCATGTCCTGCAATTCGTACATGGCCTGAGCATCTTCTCGGTTCCGGGCCTGCACGTCGTACCCATCACCGTCTTCGCTCGGATACTCGTATCGGTGGCAGGCGTACTCCCCACCCCCGGTGCAATGCACACCGTATGGGGATGGCTTGGTGCAGGGCATGTCGGCCAGCGATTCCAGCAGGCGGTTCATTGCTTTCTCTTTGATGAAGTTCATTGGTGTTGTTCCTTTGCTTGGAAGTATTTGTCCGCTTGTCCTGTCGCCTGCACCCACCTGAGCTTGAACTCGAAGCGGTCAGTCCACCAACGCCACTGTTGGTAATCCCGCGTGTGGGTCGGCGAGCATCTGAATGACCTGCACTTCTGAAGGGATCGGAGGATCGCCATCATGCTTTGCTCGGTCTCCAGCAGCATCTCGATGCAGTCCTCGGGTGATCGGTTGTGGGTGAAGGCTTGCACCATGACCCACTCCAGACCGTACACAGACTTGCGGTTCTCGATGTTCTCTCGCTGTTGGGGGAAGGTGAGGTTCATGATCAAAGCCACCCCGCCAGTTCCATGCCCGGCTCCTTGTAGAACCATTCTTGAAGATCAAGGCCCTCCATTTTGGGTTCGTCGTTGAACATCTCGCGGAGGCGTTCGACCACTCGCTCGGGCGGACCCCACGGGGTATCGAATGCCCCGTAGAAGCCTGACCTTTGCAACTTCGCATCGACTGATGAGTTGAATACCTCATGCTCCATCTCAAAGTCGCAGGTGTCCCACTTGCACCCCCATCGTTCGGCTTGGTGTTCGATCTGTGCGAACCCCTTGCACTTGCCTTCTTCGTCTGGCATCTGCTCGATGGGGATGATCTTCTCAAATGAGATTCGGTACATATGCTCCGAGTCGGGATCTTGCACGCAGTAGTTGTCCAAGAAGTATTGCATGGCTTCGGTTGGCCCTTCAATACTCACGTTGTTTTCGCACCAGTTTGGCATGGTCAGTTCTCCGTAAATTCTGCTTTGCGGGACAGTCGCCGGTTGGCTTTGGTCTGGCCCGTGGTTTCGTTGTATCGGCGGCACATATCCCGTGCTGCCTCGATGGTGTCGCAATGTCCGATGGTCCGCTTGGGTCCGGGGCATGGCTCCAGACCGTCAGGCCAGTCTGGGTTCTCCCTCCACCATGTCCGGGTGAAGACGGTGAACCGTGGTCCGGGCAAAGCGAAGAAGTTCCTGAAGGCTCGTGTGTCTGACTTGACGCTCATTCGTCTTCACCCATGAATTCAATCTTGAGGGCGGCGACTCTGCCTTCCCCGTTGTACTTGACTTGCACGTCGTACTCTCCATCGCCATAGCCCGTGCTGACTGCCATGCCGATGCCCATGCCCAGCGGCGAAGAGTGTCCGATGGTGAAGTGGTCTGCCCCTTCGCCATCACTGTTCTGGAGTCGGGCCACGAACTCGTCCCAAGACCCCACGAACGCATCCGTGTCTGCCGCGATGGTGTAGCAGGGGTCGCCCACCCACAGCATGCCAGCGTCCACATACACGCTTCCGATTGTCTCCCAGTCACTCCTCATTGGTCGGTCTCCTGTTCTTTGATAGTCCAAATGGTCTCAACTTCAAGGCAAGGGATGTGCTTCGTGCCATCAGGCCCGCACTCCTCGGCGATCTCGTAGGCGAGGTCTTCGGCGTCCTCGTTGTCAGGCACAGTGATCTCCCACGTTCTGACGACCTCCACCATTTCGGATGAGGTCACGATGAATGTCTTGGTTGGTTCGGTCATTGGTCAGTGTCCCTTCTTCATTGCGTTGGCAATGGCTTGCTTCACGCCTTCGTTGCTCATGAGGGTGTCGATGTGTCCATCAAGCACCTCGATCAGATAGATGACTTGCTCCTGCTCGCAGGCCCCGAATGCCCCGTCGATTGGGTTGTCGAGATGCTTCAGTGGGAATCCAAGTTGATCGAGGATTGCCGTAAGGGTGTCGGCGTCTTGCGCCCACGGTGATGTTTCGGTGTCGTTCATTGGTCGGGTCTCCTGAGCCCCTCGGGCTCGTGTGTGATTATACACTGTGTTTTCGTGATTCAGAAGATTCTTGGGATTTTGTTTCACTTTTTTTTAGCCGGTGCAGAGCCCAGCGTCGATCAGGTTGGCGGCAGTCCGCCCGTAAAAGCCTTGCAGGGTGAAGGCGAGTCCTGTGTCGATCAGGTATTGCCAGGCGCAGAGCACGGTGTCCTCATCCGCAGGCTTGTCGCCGTTCAGGCCGGTCTCGATGATTTCGATGGCTTCCATTGCGTTCATGCTTGATTCTCCTTGGGCAGGTCAGGGCCGCCCATCCCGCCCACTGCTCCGACGCAGTGGACAGGTGGGGGGTCGTGATCAGCAGTAGGCCACTTCGTACCGCAGAAGACCGTCGCCGCATTGATCGTGCAGATTGTGATCGCCGGTGTTGAACAGCCAGCAGAGTTGATCGTCGTTCTTTCGGTCGATCTTCTCGTACCGCCCGTTCATGCTGCCGACCTTGCGGTCAAGACCCTTCCACCCCTTGAAGTCGCAAGGCACGCCCACGACGGTGATCACAGCCCCGTAGTCGCCGGTGTAGTGGATGTGAACGTCCGCAGTGCGGATGGCTTCGTTGTGGTCTCGCATCTTCTCGATCAGGTTCAAGGCTCGCCCCTTGACGCGGTGGTCGCCCCCGAAGATGCCGGACTCGATGATCAAGCCCTCGGGTGATGATGGGAGGAAGGATTCGATAGTGATGTTGGTATTCATAGCGGTCAGTGTTCTCCGTTTTTTTTTATGGGCCTGATCTCGGGGTCACCCTCAGTGGGCAATGAATCCCCCGCCGATGCTGAAGGTGGCGAACGCCGAACCCTCGTACACGCTGCCGTCGAGCCGAGTGAATTCAGGCTGACGGAACGGGTTGCAGCGGATGACGTCACCGCTTGCGTCTTGTGGCTCGCACCACTCGCCTGCGATCTTGGCGTACACCTTGCGAGCGCCGCCCTCGATCAACCGACGGTACGTCCCGTGGGCAATCTTGGGAGTCGCGTTGGCAATCGTGCAATGGTCGGTGTAGCCCACGACTTTGCCAGCCACGGTGACCGACCAGCAGTCGGTGAACCCACGTCGCTGTCGGTTCAGGTTCATATGAACGGTGACTTTTGTGCCGGGTTGGATGTTGAGGTTGGTCATGTGTTCTCCAGTGTTGTGAGCCATTGTCGCGGTCACGCACGAATTATACCATGCGATTCCGTGATATCGGAGAAAATCAGGATTTTGTTTAGAACTTTCTGAACTTTCTCTCACCCGAACAGAACCCGAACAACCCCGTTCCTGTACCGTGAGGCAGGATCTGTCCAGATCGCCGGACCATTCTCCCCCATACAGGGAACAGGAACACCCGCCATGCCCCGAGCCCGCATCGACCAGCAGTCACCCCGTCAGCCCGCTGCCAGCAACGCGCAGACACCAGACCAACACGCGCGCAAGGAACAGGGTGACCAGCAGGAGGCGGGCGAGCAGCAAGGGGGGGGTCCGGTCGCAGGTCAGCCGGATGCAAGTTGCGGTCAGGGTTCCCGGCAAGGACGGGACTCGGACAGGACCCCTACAAAACAGAGCAGGCAGTGGGAGACCAAGAGGCTGCCTTACCTAGAGGCCCGTAGGCAGGGCTGGTCGGCGGCTGAGGCGTGTCGGATCATTGATTTGAACTACGAGACCATGAGGAGCTGGCGAGTCCGTCAGGAGGGCTTCAGGGAGGAGGAGGCGGAAGCTGAGGGTCAGGGCGATCAGGCGATGATGGACATGCTTCGTGGTATGGCTTTGAATGCTGAGGACGAGCGGAATCGGATTCGTGCGGCTGAGGTTTGGCTGCGAGCCAGGTTGCCTCGGATTGAGCGTGTTGAGCTGTCGGGTCCCAACGGTGGTCCGATTATGGGTATTGGTGCTGGGTCGGATGCGATCAAGGCTGCGGCAGAGGCTTGGGCTGGTAAGCTGAGCTTTGATCGGAAAGAGTTGCCTGATGACATCCCCAACCGAGACTGAGATCCAGAACATCCGGTTGGTGCTGGCTGGAGCCAAGGCCCCTGAAGAGTTTGGGTGGGGGCCTGCTGACGTAGCGGCTTGGGGCGAATTGGCCGCTGGGGACCCCGTGGCTTTCGTAACACTGGGTGTTTGGTCTCGACGGGTCAAGGAAGTGGACGAGGAGACGGGTGAGGAGCGTCCGGCGGAGCAGAAGCTGGTCCCGTTTATCCCATGGCCGGCACAGGTGGACATGATCAGAACCATGCAGGACTGTGTCGCCGGCGGTCGTGACATGGCTGTGGCCAAGAGTCGTGAGACCGGGGTGTCGGTATTGAGCACAGCAGTGGCGGTTTGGGGCTGGCTGTTCCACGGGTGGGATGTTTTGCTGTGTTCTCGGACTGAGGCGTTGGTTGATAGGACCGGGGACCCCGATACTCTGTTCGCAAAGACTGAGCATGTGTTGAAATATCTGC